CCACCACCGCCATCATAACTACTATTGTTTCCATAAGATGAATATCCGCCACCATTACCTTGGTATACGGTTCCAGTACCCGGAAATCCATCGCCAGAATTACCACCATTAGCATTTCCAGTTCCACCAGATCCTGAACCACCATTTCGATCAGAACCTTGATATTCACCATTACTATTAGGTGATGCTCCACCACCTGTTGCAGTTGCAGAAATACCAGTTCCAGATATAGATGAATCTCCACCCTTGCTTGCATCGAGGGTTGAGTTTCCTGCTCGATCTTGAGCAGGGCCAGCAGTTCCTCCATTACCAACGGTAATTGTGTAAGAAGTATTTGGTGAAACGGTTACATTGGTTGCATAAAGAACACCACCAGCACCAGCCCCACCAGAACCAGAGTTAGGGCCACCAGCTCCACCAGCACCTCCACCACCAGCAACGATAAGGTAATCAATCGTTGGAGTAGATGTAGATTTCTTGATTCCTGTAGCAGAAAGTTTTGTAATAGCCATTAGAAGGTGATACTCCCATCTCCAGTAAACTTGTAATAACGATAACCACCCGAAGTGGTTGTTGATGGGGATCCAGTCGTAGATGCAGCAGCGGCAAAAGTATCTGGGTAACGAATCAAGCAAATACCTGATCCGCCTGATGCTCCACTACCAGAACCACTTGGGCCGTTACCTCCGGCTCCGCCACCTGTGTTAGCGGTTCCAGCAGTTCCTGCTCCACCACCACCACCGGAACCACCGGTTCCGTTGTCTCCACCATTACCAGCACCAGCTCCACCGCCAGAAAAGAATCCTGATGCACCAGAGGTTGTGGCTGTAGTCCATGTAGACCAAGTATCTAAACCTGCTCCACCATTACCGCCCTTACCACCACCTCGGCCGTCAACACCACCGCATTGACCATTAGCTCCGGCTCCACCTCCACCACCGCCAGCAGCATCTGTTCCGGGGCGATGTTCACCTCTTCCGCCGTTATTTCCAAAACCATAGATTCCGTCAACTCCACTTAATTGAGTTGGAAATCCTCCATGAAAAGTTCCAGCACCAGTAACGGTTGCACCGCCACCGCCGCCAGAACCACCGGGTCTTCCAAGTTGGGATCCTTGGGTATCTGAGTTTGCTCCAGATCCTCCACCGCCAACAGCTTGTGTTAAAGATCCAAATATGGTGTTTCCGCCATTAGTTCCTTGAGCATTAGCAGAACCACCTGATCCACCATTACCAACGGTAATTGAGTAAGAAGTTCCCTTGATGGGCTGAAAAGCAGATGCGTAGATTATTCCTCCACCGCCTCCGCCACCAGTACGACCACCACCGTTGTAGCCACCGGCACCACCACCACCGGCAACAAGAAGAATTTCGATCTTAGGTGTGACTGAAGATGCTTGATCCCAGAACTCGTTTCTATCAGATGAAAATCTTGTCATTGCCATAATGAATTACCTTTCAGATATTAAGCAGAGAGTTCAGAGCCGAATGCTGTAAATGTAAGAGAAGATGCTGCTGATGCATAGCAACGAACAGAGTTACCAGCAGCAAGTGTAATACCTAGAGTCAATGCTACTGAATCATTAGCAGCGATAGGTACATCATATGCAAGGTAATGTTCATCAGCGATAGTTGTACCAGAAGTTGGCTTTACAGACAGACGATAGGTACGAGATGATGTTGATCGGTTAGCAATTACGATGGAAGAAACCACCGCTGCTGAAGAAGATGGAACAGTATAAAGTTCCTCTTCTGTCGTTGCGGCCGCAGCCTTGCGACCAAGTACTTTATATGCCATTTGTTATGCTCCCATCAGAAGGAATGGATCTAATCCGCCGCTACTTGCTTCGGATGCTTTGGCTAAAGGATATCCCCCAGCCGTGACACCATCGTGTACAACGAGTGTGTCTTTGTCGGTGTCGACAGTTACTTCACCGACTAAACCTGTAAATGTTGCGTGTTGGGCTGTTGTACCTCTACGCAGTTGTATTGCAAATGACGACATCTTAGGCTCCCATCATCATAAATATATCTGTCAATGGATCGGTAGTAATGGTTGCCCATGATGCTGTCGATCCATCGGTTGTTAAGTATTTACCACCATTACCAGTTTGGCTTGGAAGGCTTACCGGGGCTGCCGCCCAAGCGATTCCATTAGTGGCTGTAGAAGAAGCTGTGAGTAGATATCCGTCTGCACCTACTGAAAGTACTGCCGCAGTATCGTTTGCACTCGCTACGAAAATGTCACCTTTGGCATTGAATGATGTAGCCAGAAGGGCAGATCCTAAAGCTGTTGCCGAGTTAGCAGCAGATGTAGCAGAAGTTGCTGCTGAGTTAGCAGAAGTCAAAGCAGATGATGCTGAGGTGCTTGCACTAGATGCTGAAGTAGCAGCCGATGTTGCACTCGTGGCTGCACTAGAAGCAGAAGTTGCTGCACTATTGGCAGAAGTCTGAGCATTGGATGCAATAGTTGAGATGTTGATATAAGTCGATGTCGTTGTATCTGCAACAGTAATTGATCCCATATCACGGACAATGCCAGCACCTGTTAGACCAGTAATCGATGTGAAACTATTGGCTGCTGATGTGGCTGAGGTTGCCGCTGAAGAAGCAGAAGTAGCAGCCGAAGTAGCAGAGGTCTGGGCTGAGGTTGCTGAGGTAGCAGCAGAGCTTGCAGAGGTTGCTGCACTCGAAGCAGAGTTAGCCGCAGAGGTAGCTGATGTGGCAGCCGAAGATGTCGATCCAAAGACTGTATCAATGTATGACTTAGGTACAGCATCTGTAGATGCAGTAGGCGATGCAAGATCAGTAATCTTGTTGTTACCCATTGACAAGGCACCAGTCATTGAGTCGCCAGCCTTGGCAACCTTGGTAGCAATCGAGTTGGTTACCGTGGTTGAGAAGCTTGCATCATCATTGATTGCAGCAGCCAACTCATTGAGGGTATCTAAAGCACCCGGGGCTGCATCAACCAAGTTAGAGATCTGAGTGTCTACATAAGACTTAGTAGCAGCATCTGTGTTAGCAGATGGGGTACCAAGACCAGTTACTTTGTAGCCACCAGCAGCAAGATCTGTAGCAAGGGTTGCACTAGAAAGTGTCTTGCTTGAAAGGGTAGAAGCAACTCCATCAAGGGTTACTGTACCTGTGGCATTGGGAAGAGTGATTGTTCGATCTGCTGTTGGGTCAACCACGGTAAGGGTTGTCTCAAAGGCATCAGCAGTTGCACCTTCAAATACGATTCCTGCTCCAAGAATTTCTGGAGCTGTAAGTTTCTTGTTTGTAAGTGTCTGTGCATCGGTATCACCAACAACATTACCTGTAATACCATGGATTCCAGATGTTGTTGGGCTTGCTGTCGATCCAAGGTGAGCAGAAAATTCATTGAAGTCACGACCCGAAATAATGTGACGAACTGTTGCACCAGCAGAGTGGGCAACATTTGAGGTACCGTCTTCTCCACGAGTCACATTGAGTGTCGTTCCACCACCAGAGGAGTTGACCGTGATGATCTCTTCCTTGTTGGTATCTGGATCGATTACCAGAGAATATGGATAGTTGGTTGGGAAGCCAGTCGTTAGATCCAGAGTAATCGAGGTAACAACACCATCGATTGAGGATGATAGCGAGGCTTGCTTTGCCGTTGAGGCATAGTATCTATTTTGTGCCATTCGTTACCTCTTATAGTGGAGTCGGGGAGGATAAAGATCTCTGAGTCCAGCAGCTTCTTGCTGAAGTCGCTGAGTGTAAAGACCAAGGTAGAACCGAGCCGTTGAGGATCCTGCCCCAATAGGCTTGGTTTGATCGAGCATATCTGACTCGACAGATTGTGCAGGTACTCGAGCTGCATCGATATTCATAAGCAGACGAGCCATGGCACCGTATGTAATACAGTCAACTGAACTTGATGGGAAACCTGTAACGGTTTCATAGACATCACTATCAGAAGTCAGTACTGATGGAGCTTTAGCATAGACAACCTGAACTGTACGACCCGGATCGATAGAGTCAAAGATATTGATTGTCTTACCATTGGCAAACTCTGTTGTGTTGGCTACCTTGTCGGTATTGTAACGCCGAACATTGAGCCATTCTTTAGTTGATCCAATAGTCTGCCACTTAACATCAAGAACATATTCTGTAGTCGCTGGAAGCGAGTAAGTAGTTACTGCTGAGTTGAAGGAGAAGGTGTGGGTTCCTACTGCAAAGAGTTCTGGGTAGGAAGCCTGAATAGTATCGTTGATTGCATCCTTGATAAGTTTACGAGGATAGACAGGAGCAATAAGAACCTTGGCACTATTGGCAGCAGATGCTGCTGTGGTGCCACGGAATCCTCGACCCCAAGGTGCAACGGTGACAGTCTTGGTTAGGTTGTCGACCTTATCTACATAGATGAGTTCATCACCAATCTCGATAAGACCACGACCCATTTGGTTGGTTTCATTCACCACAAATGTGGTAGCAGATGAAGTGATACCACCTGATTGATTGATCCAAGTAGCAGTCTCTTGTTGAGCTGCACCGCTTTGGATATTGAATGCAACCTTATCTACGAGTTGACCAAAAGTAATTGACATTATGACTCTCTTGCTCTTAGGGCAGCAGCAGGAGCCTTATCGG